AATCATCAATAGAGTTCATTATATTATCAAAATCACCAGTTAAATTAGCACTACCTTTATGAAGAATAAAGTAACTAGATTTTAAAGCTAAACGTACATGGCATGAAAGATAAATATAAGATGCCGCGGAAGCTACCATACCAATAGCAATACCAATCACTGGAGTTTTAGACAGTTCAATAAAACTACAAATCGCGGCCTGCGCATCTAGATCACCGCCAGGGCTATCAAACAATAACCGGATTGGTTTACGATCCATTTCTGGAATATCTTTATCTTCTCTATTCCATTGCATAATATAATGTGTAATCTCATAAGTAAGTTCACCAGTAATTTCATCATTAATCCAAATGATACGATTCTTTAGATCTCTATAATACTTAATGCTATAAGTATTTGGAAGTTTCGTATCAAATAAATCTTCTGGCAAATCAAATACAAATTCGGTATCATTCATAATAAATGTACCTCCTAATTTTATTTATCAAAAATTTTGACATTATTAAGTGGGTAAAACTCTACATAAATGCAAAGTATTAATAAGTTACATTATTTTTATATAGTAAATAAAAATATTCACCACTTATTAATACAAGAAGGTGATTCTATGCTAAATTTAAATAGTGAAAAAACAATGGATAAAATCCTTGTCATAATGTTTTGGACACTAATAGTATTTACTATCACAATGATTTTACTTTATATTTTTACAGGCGGGACACCAGATACTTTGATTATTTCTTTCTTTACTGCTTTTACTGGTGAGTGCGGCTTTATGGGTTGGATTAAAACAGTAAAAGAAAATAATAAAAAACGTGCTCAACAATTAGAAGATGAAAAGCGGCAAAGAGATTTAATGAAAGAAATGAATAATAATAATTAAGGAGGATGTTTTATGGAACACTTCAATTTTTGGATTCAAGCTATTATTTCCATTCTTAGCGGTATCGCTGTACTCGTTCCTTTAATGGTCAAATTAGTTGACTATGTTAAAAAGAGTACAAAAGAAAAGAATTGGAATCAAATGCTGAAACTTGTCATGAATCTGATGGCAGAAGCCGAAGATAAATTCGACAAAGGCGCAGATAAAAAAGAGTGGGTTATGGGTGAATTAAAAGCTATGGCTAACACTCTAAACTATGACATTGATTGGAACGTTGTAAGCGATATGATCGACAAGATCTGCGATGTTTCAAAAGAAATCAATGTAAAATAAGGTGATATTATGACCTTACAAGAAGCAGTAAATAAATTATTAGATACTGCGCGCGCAGAATTAAATTATCATGAAGGTTACAATAACTACATAAAATATGCACAAGGAAGCTGGGATAACCAATTCTATGGCTGGGAATTACAAAATCAGCCATGGTGTGATGTGTTTGTAGATTGGTGCTTTTGCCAAACATTTGGTTTACAAACTGGCGCGGCCATGACATATCAAACTATTGGCAGCGGATCTGCTTTATGTAGCGCAAGTGCATCATTCTATGAAAAGAATAATGCATTTTATAACTATCCACAACCAGGCGACCAAGTTTTTTTCTTTAGCGGTGGTGATATAAACCATACTGGTCTTGTTGAATCCGTTGTTGGTACTGGCGCAAGTTGGACTAGTTTTACTACTATTGAAGGCAACTCAAATGATCAAGTCGCGCGCAGAACATATAATCGTGGTAATAATAAAGTTGCTGGTTTTGGTAGACCAAATTGGAGTTTGGTCGCGCGAGGTGGAACTATTCAAAGTATACCAGTGTAGCAACAAGTTACAACTACTCAAAAAGCTCCACAAAAATACCAACCACATACTTACGACATAAAAATAAATCTTCTTAAAAAAGGAGATTATGGTCCACAAGTTAATAGTATGTAGTCTTTATTAAATGCAAAAGGTTTTAAATGTAAAGTAGATGGAAAATTTGGTGATGATACTTTTAAAGTTCTAAAAGATTTTCAAACAAAAACTAATATCGAAGTTGATGGTGAATTTGGTTAGCAAGCTTTTACCGCTTTGTGGAACTATTAAGGATAAGTGATTAAAACCACTTATCCTTTTTCTTTTTCTTCGGCCCTTCCATCCAAAGTAAAATGTCCTTCGCGCGCGTGGCCCCTACATAATTTACTCTATATGTTTCATCACCGCCCCAATTCTTCGGCTCCCAAGCAGCGACATAAGGAAACTCTAATCCTTTTGCGCTCCAATAAGTTAAAACTTTTACAGCATTTGAGTTCATTAGCTCTTCAAGTTTTGACTTGTCTACTTCTCCTTGCCTGAAAGTTACCGTTGGTATGCCAACTTTTTCAAGTTTATGTTGTAATTCAGCAATAATTGCATTTGTTGTACATAATACTGCCCAGTCTCTAAACTCACCTTTTCGTTGTATCCAACCTTTTAGATTATCAAATGTTGCCTCTCCTTCCCATACAGTACCACCATGTCGCATAGCAATAGAATCATCAGTCATATAACTCTTTTGAAGAATACGCTTCGCATACCTAAGAATATTATCACCATTTCGATAATTTTCATTAAGACTATACACAGTTACACTTGGGTCTTCCATTAATTTATCAAACAACTCAGGGTCGCATCCCTTAAAAGAATATATACTCTGCCGCAAGTCACCAACAATAAAGAAAGTTTCTGGCATAATCATATCAAAAATAAATTTATATTCTGCTGGAGAAGTATCTTGTGCTTCATCAAGTAAAATATGCTTAATGTGCTTAATACATGAAGGATTTTCTTCAATGCGCTCAAAAAAACTATCAAATTGCTCGTTCTCGATTAAATCACTTGTGTCAATCCCATGAGAAAGCAAAAAATAATTTGCAAGTCCATGTATAGTACCAATATAAATTCCATTCTTATAATCATCTGCAAGACGATCTCGAAGCTCTTGTGCGGCAAGATTTGTAAAAGTAATAACAGCCATATCTGATGGATTTGTACCATCCCGCAACATTTTTCGGACACGCTCTGTAAGGGTTGCTGTTTTACCAGCCGCAGCCGCCGCATAAACTGCAATATATGGTTCTGTTGCATTAACAATTCTTTCTTGTAATTTACTAAGTTTCATTTACTTACTCCCTTCTTTCATATTTAGCTACTGTTTTGTCCCATAAAGATCTATATAAAATGCTTCCCTTGATGATAAATTTTCTTTATCTACTTCTTCTATTATTTCAAAAGTATAATTCCAAAGCCCATCTTGTGCAAGGCGATTATGTAATGTTGCTCGCGCGGCGCCCTCAAGGCCAATCGTAGTTTTACAATGATTTTGCCAACGAGTAGATATATCAGTAGTCTTACCAATATATGCTTCCCCAGTCTCTTTATTTGTGATCTTATAAATACCACTAATCTTACGACCGCCTGTTATTCGTTTAATCATTTCTTGGCATGGCCGCCGTATAAATAACTCCCAAACAAGCTTGGGTACCACATCGCGATTATGGAGTTTTAAATCCATTGACTATAGAAGTTTTATATCTTCTTGGTCATTTTTTGATACTTGGATAGAATAAAAATCTTCTTTTTCTTTTAATTCTTTTTGGCGAAGAATTGCTTCATTCACTGATTCTTGACGAATTTTAAAATCATTTAGCTCAGACTATAATAATACAATTTCAGCCTGTAATTCTTCTTTTTTCCGTTTATAAGTATTCTCTTCCTATACTCTTAATTTTTCAAAGTAAAGATCTAGCCACTATTCTCTTTTTTCTTTTTCCTATTCAAATTCAATTTCTCCAAGCTCTTTTTTATGTTGAAGTTCCGTGGCTAATCGCCTTTGTTCGGACTAGATCAGCTACTCCGTCGCGGTCTATGCTTCGGCCGCCCTCTACTAAGCAACTTCACGTTCTTTTTTTAATTCACCTATATCGTCTTCTAATTCACTTCGACAATGAAGTAACTGATTATATTCTTCTTCCTATTCTTTTGTTAACTACTTTATATATTCTATATGTTCTGCTACTGCCTAATTAATAGTTAATTTTTTGTTATGACTGCCAATTAAAATACAAATAAATCCAATTATAGATATAATTATAGAACCTATTAATATATAAATGTCTAATTTATTCATTACTCCTTTCACTCCAAAAAAAATATACATAGATTTCTATTCTATGTATATTATATCATATTTTTATTCAATTGTCAACTTTTAATTCGCTTTCATCTTCAACAATTTCCCAATGCATAACTTCATTATGTAAGGTGTCAATCCATGTGTTACCACCCATATCATGATAATCAATATATAATTTCATAAAAGCTTTTTTGTCACAGTCTAATATCTTTTTATATGGTCGATATTTATAATAAATGCGATTCATATTATATCGCATTAAATCTAATTGAGATTCATTTAATAAATCAACTGACTTCTAAATTTTGTCAAAGCTATGCTGCTAATCAAGAACTAAGCCTTTTATTTCTTCAAGAGAATCAAGAATATCTTCTTGCTATTTCTTAACTTCTTCTGGTAATTTTTTCTCTAAAACTTCTTCTATATGCTTTTCTTCTGCTGATTGTGCGCGACCATGGAGGTCATCTACTGGTTTCTTTAAAAACCCATAAATGTTTTTTACTGCAATAATAACCGCACTTACAAGGATTATTATATTACAGACCTCCTACAAATTTAAATTTTCAAACATTTTTCGTGGCCTCCACATAAAAATTAGGGCTTATTGCCCTTTAAATATTCACGATATATACGGTCATTATGCCATTTATCTTTAACTAAAAATTTAGATTGTAATATATCTGCAAATGTTTTTATATTTTGAAATTCCCATTCAGGAATACGATATAATTTTATATTATGTGAAAGCGCGAAGCTATTTTTTAAACGATCGTTCTACTAAGCATGTGTAAAATCAGTTTTAGATTTATGAAATTTAGGAATCGGTTTAAAATGAAGCATCGAATCTATTTCAACTAATATATTAAAAGTTGGGAGATAAAAATCATATCGTAAAATTCCATTTTTTAATTCTGAGAAAGTTTTTTCTCGAACATATGGAATATTAGCAGATATAAAAATTTGTGCAAATTTATCTTCTACCTTACTCATATTTAAAAGTGGAATTTTACAATATCAGCTATAAAGAAAAGAAGAATTAAATATTCTTAATCTGTTCAATGCTACATTCGCGCCAAGGCTTGTCTGGGCGCCATCCAAGCATTTTACCATGTCGTAATGCACCGTCTGGTGTCAACTGCATAGCTCCAACTTCAATTACATGATGGATATAATCTTTATAATTAGCTTTTACTTCATCAGTAAGCCCACTAAGATAGCCAATACCAACTTCTTTATCGCCATCCATTACACCAATTTCCAAACTACCAGCCCAATGGTAGTAAAAAGGCTTCGTCACCGCAGAGTATGGCTTACCTTCAATAGAGGACTCATAATAATGATTTCCTTCTGGGAGTACTTCTCCAGTAGTTTCATTAATCCAATACTTCCACGATTCAATTTCTTTGCCAGTATAATACTTTGTGGGCGCGGCTGCCTTACCAGTAAAGAAACAATCAATAGATTCTCGAAGCTCTTTTTTA